GATAGTGGTTGTATGTATTTATTTAGCACTGGCACAATTTACCCAAATGAAGAGTTAATAACACCTTTTAAAGCATTTACTATCAAATATTACAACTCTAATTTTAGTAAGGCAGCTAGTGAGTTGTACAGTAGGGGGTTTGGTGAAAGAAAAAGGGAAGTTGTGTATGATTTTAAGGAGTCAAAAGAAGAAATAAAAAAAGAATATGTTGAGTTTCCTTTAGGGATATTCCCCGAATCTATTCAACACTATATTTCAACTTGCAATTCAACCTTGAACAGCTCTGTTGATTATTTGGGGTGTTCTTTCATGTGGCTTGCATCCATGATAATAGGCAATAGCTTTAAAGTTGAGGTTAAAAACGGATGGTATGAAAGTGCTGTATTGTGGTTAATATTAGTAGGCAAGGCAGGTATAGGAAAAACCCCATCTATAGATAATATTATCTTTCCCCTTAATAAGATTAATAGTTTTTTAATAAAAAAATATATCAAAGATGTAGAAAAATATCAATATTACCAAGGATTAGATAAAAAAGAAAAAATGCAACATGAAGAGGTTCGTAAACCTATTAATGAGCAATTCTTAGTAAATGATATAACTATTGAAGCATTAATACAGTTACATTCCACGAATGATAACGGCATAGGTGTTTTTAAAGATGAACTAGCAGGCTGGATAAAAGACATGAACAAATATAGAGCTGGTTCCGATTTAGAACATTGGCTATCCAGCTGGTCAGGTAAGAGTATATTTTTCAATAGAAAATCAGTAGAAAGTGATTTTGTACAAAAACCATTCATGCCAGTATTGGGAGGTATACAGCCTACTATATTTGATAGTTTTTATACTAACGACAATAAAGATAGCGGGTTTATTGATAGAATGTTAATGAGTTATCCTGACTTAAAAGTTGATAAATACAACACTAATGAAATGCCTACAGGCTTACTTGATTGGTACGAAAACGAAGTGATTAGATTCTTTCACAATATAAAGAACAATTTTTTAAACTATAGCAGAGAGGGTGATTTATTGCATAATGTGGTAAAATTCTCAGATGATTCAAAAATAGAGTGGGAGCGTATTTTTAATAAAATAACTACAGCACAAAATAGCATGCACGAAAGTGAGTATTTAAAAAGTATGTACCCTAAGCAAAAAAGTTACATTCCCCGCTTTGCTTTAATATTAAATATGATTTGGTTTCATTTTGAGGGTTCAGACCACACTATCATAACTAAAGAATCGATTTTAAGAGCTGAGAAGCTAAGTGATTATTTTGTGAACATGGCAAAAAAGGTAAAAATCGAAGGTGACGAATCAAAAGACATTGAGAAGAGCTTAAAAAACAACGATAATAAAAACTTACCTGAAAAGATAATACAGCTATACAATGAAAACACGAGTGTAAACAAGACCAAATTAGCTGAAAAACTTTCAGTATCAAGGCAGTACGTACATAATGTAATCAAAAAACATGAAGAAAGCAAGTGTAAACAAAGTGTAAACAAAGTGTAAACAAAAAAAGCCATTGTTTACACCTTATTTCACTATGTATCAATACTTTAAGCTAAAAAGTGTAAACTGTTTACACTATTTTTAAAAATTACAAAAATCATGAAATTACAGACTAAAAAAATTAAAAAAACACCCCCACCCCCAACTTACTGTAAACAGTTTACACTTTTGGGGTTAACTCTCTTAATATCAATAAACTAAGGTGTAAACAATGGCTTTTTTTGTTTACACTTTGTTTACACTTTGTTTACACTTTTAAAATTTAGGTACTTTTAACGGATTTAAAAAAAAACAAATATGGAACTACGAGATTATCAAATAAAAATTAGTAATAAAGCTGCATCTATTCTAAGCGACTTTAAGTTGGTTTATTTGGCTTTACAAGCAAGAACTGGTAAAACTATCACAGCAATGCAGATAGTACGTAAAAACGGTTTTAAAAACGTTCTATTCGTGTCTAAAAAGAAAGCTTTGGTTAGCATCGAGAAAGATTACCGTTTTTTTAGTGATTTTTTTAAAATGACAGTAGTTAATTTTGAAAGTGTGCATAAATGCACGGAGGATTACGATTTAGTTATAGTTGATGAAGCACACTCAATAGGAGCATTCCCAAAGCCTAGTAAAAGAGCGAAGGTTTTAAAAGAAATGTGTATTGATAAGCCTGTTATTTTTTTATCAGCAACACCAACACCAGAAAGTTTTAGTCAATTATTCCATCAATTTTGCATAAGTAGCTTTTCGCCTTGGAAAAATTATAAAAGTTTTTACAGGTGGGCAAAAGACTATGTAAAAGTTAAGAAAAAATACGTTTACAACCGTGAAATAAACGACTATTCGGACGCAAAAATAAATTTAATTGAGAATAAGGTTGACCATTTATTTTTACGATTCACACAAGAGCAAGCAGGGTTTAATAATATAATTAAAGAGAAATTTTTAACGGTTCAAATGTCTGAAGCTCAAAAAAAAGCTATTCAATTAATATTAAAAGATGGAATAATTGAAACAAAAGACGGCAATGTAATAATTGCAGACACAGCAGTTAAGAAGCAATCCAAAATCCATCAAATAAGCTCAGGCACTTGCAAGAATGAAGAGGGAGGCTACCATATTATTTCATTAAACAAAGCAAATGCAATTAAGGACTATTTCAAAGGTCGTAAAATTGCTATCTATTATAAATTTAAAGCAGAATTAGAAGCTTTAAAGCACGTATTTGATAATTACACAGAAATTCCCGAACTTTTCCAAGAAACAACAGATTTAGTGTTTTTTGGTCAATTTGTGAGCGGTCGGGAGGGAGTTAGATTAGATACTGCTGAAGCAATTGTTTTTTATAATATTGACTTTAGTTTTTTGAGCTATGAGCAGGCTAAAAATAGGATAGTGAGTAAAGAAAGAGAAAGCGAAGCGGTGTTGTATTGGGTTTTTAGTGAATGTAGTATTGAGGAAAAAATATATAAATCTGTATGCGACAAAAAAAATTATACTAATTATCACTTTAAAAAAGACTATTATGGAAAGTAAAATTCAAAACGCTATTAAGCGTAAGTTACAAAAAGATGGTTGGTTAGTTTTAAAAATAATACAATTATCAGAGAATGGCTATCCTGATTTGATGTGTTTAAAGGACGGTCAGCAAGTATGGATAGAAGTAAAGCAAGCGGGTAAAGTGCCAAGGCCGCTGCAATTCTTTAGGATGAAACAATTAAACCAAATGGGTATTAAAGCTTTTTGGACAGCCGACCCAGAAGATAGAAGAATTCAAAACATGCTGTCCAACACATAAAAACCTATTGCTACTTTAAAAAGTATAACTAATTTTGAAATACTAAAGCGTTACAGGATGGATTTGTACATTTGCCGCCAGCTTTGAGGAAAATAAATTAAATGTACATTTTTAAAAAACTTAAATCAAACGCAATGAGAGTACTAGACGACATTTTAAAAATGAAAGACGACTTTAATATTGACGAAATACTAACACAAGACGCAATGGAGGACGCAAAAATGGAGGATTTTGTGCAAAGTCATAAAATAGGACAGGGAAACAGTATAGCTGAAGATGCTATAAGGCGTATTATGTGGGCTTTAGAAGCTGATACATTAGAAAAGTGTAAAAAACAATTAAATACCTGCTTTAAAATATGAAAACAATATGCTCATATTGTAAGGATGGATTAGATTTATCCTTACATAAAACATGCCCTGTTTGTGGATTGCGGGATTACAAAACATTAAATAAAACACTATTATTATTTTTAACTGTTTTTTTTATTTCGGCAATGTTATTGCTATCTTATTTTTATACATTATGAAGTATTTAATTATTATTTTATCGGTGCATATTTTTAGTGTGCATGCTAAATTATTGTACTATTTAAACCCTGAATTGGCAGACAAGACAAGTTTTAGCTTTGTGAATTTGTCAGAACCCAGTATTTTAGCTATGATTTTCGCACTCAGTTACTCATTAGCAACGGCAGTAGTTATTTATAATACTGAGAATAAAAGAATAATTGCAACTTATGCCGTATTAGATGGTATTGCAGTGCTTTTATATTATTTCACAAAATTACCGATGTTTTTAAGTGCATTTTATTTTGCAATTTACACTTTCATTTTAATAGGGTCAACAATAACGATTAAAAAGCCCGTTACTATGTTCGATATGCAGAAAGCAGGGGCAACACTTAAAGAGATAGCTGAGAGATTTAAGGTTAGCGAATCAACAATAAGCAGAAAATTAAATGGAAAGAACAGTAAGAGTAATAGTTTACGAAAGTAATATCAAATACAATCTATTAAAAAGCTTGAAACCTATTTAAATGCCTATAGAATTAAAAATAATGAATATATTATTAGACATACTAATACCTCTTTCTGGCGTAGTTATATTTTACTTTATAATTTTCCTATGGCTATTTTGTGGAGCTAAAGAAGATGACAACAATGAAGAGTGGAAGAAAATAAAAAGCAAACACAATTTATACTAAATACGATTTGTCCAATAAATAAAACCGAAGTGTTTTATAGCATATTTTTTGAATTAAAAATGTTTTGTAAATTTACTTAACATTTAAAAACAAAAAAACATGGAAGAATTATTTACAAAGTATGGCATTCTGGTTAATATCACCAGAAACGAAAACCAAGAGAGAGAATTTCAATTAGTCAAAAAACAATTACAAGAATTATTATGAAACACGAGCTTATTATAAGAAAAAAAGAGATACTAAGGACTAGATTAACGCCTGAATTAGAGAAAGAGCTTCGAGTTATTAATATTACTCTCAATTGGTTATGATTTGGCTAAAAATAGTATTGCTTTTTATAGCTATAAGCCTCAGATCGATATTTGGTTGGGGTGAAAGTGAAATTGACGATTATTATGAAAACTATTAAAACCTTACCTATAATTTAATTATAAATCCGTCGCACGATTTACTCAATTAACAAAGGTAGGGTTTTTTAAACTTAAATTATTATGATTGAAGTAATAAGTGAATATTACAATATCCCTAAAAATGAGATATTAGGAAAGAAGCAAGATAGGCATATTGCAGACGCAAGACACATGTTATGCTTTCTTGAAGATGAAATAGGTAACAAAACGCTATATCAAATCCGTGATATAATAGGGTATAAAGGACATGCGCAAGTAATACACGCAATAAAAAATATATCCAATTTAATTAAAACAGATAGCAAAATAAAAAAAGATTACGAAAATATAAAAGAATACATACTAACAAGTAAAACAACTTTAATTAGACGTATTGAAGAATTAGTACCTTGTTAAACAATAATAAAACTTATGCCTTCATTTTCCTCAGCTTGCTTTGGCCACAAAGTATAAGTTGAGGAATTTTCATCTAAAAAATTAATAATATCATTTCTATAATCAGCCTGTTCTTTCTGATAATTTCTACTAATCTGCTCTAGTTGCCATTTCTCAGCTTTCTCAGTTGTATTATTATCAAATTGATAATTGCCCCTATTGGTATGGAACAAATTACCCTCAACTATGTATTTAGCTGCTAACGAAGCACTTAAAAAGTTATAAATATAAGGATCAAGCAAAGCGCTATAGTCAATAGTTGGTGTGTCTGCTGTTAAATCATTATATAGATCATCGCCAAGCAAAGGTTTTAAGCTATTTCTTTGCACTCTCAAAACAAATTGATTGAATTGACTTTCATTAATATTATAATCAAAGTCGTATAGTTCTCTAGCTTTCTGTACTGTCAGCAATATTGTTTCCATTGTTTTCTTCCGATTTAATTAACATTTTAGGTTCTATTTCTAAATTCATATTGCCAAAAATGCTATAACTCATTAATTTATTTAGTGCTTTCTCAATTTCTTTCCTATCCTTCTCAACTATCGAATTATAAAAGACAAAAGCATCTTGCAAGCTCTGTTGATTAAACATTCCCGTTTCACTAATCGCATTTAGAATAGCAGGCTGTCTAAATATACTAAATATTGCCTCTCTGCTCTCTTTATTTTGATTGGTATATAAATTATCTATATTTGAACGCTCAAAAGGTATGAACTGTACGATCTTATCTGTCCCCTCAACACCTGCCGGAACTGCTAAAACTGTAAACCTTCCGCTACTATTAGCTCCTGAGCCGTCACCCCTTAACGAATCAATAACACCATCGTTTTCTTTTTGATTCTCGGCTATTTTTGGGTAAGTAAAAACCCCAGACAAGGCAAAGCCGTTTTGTATATTCCTTAATTTAAATAGTTCTTCGTCTGCTTGATATTGCCCAGCCTCTAAAGCTGCATCGAAAGTAGCTAATGGGTATATTGAGTTTGTACCAGTCCAATAAAATACTTGCCCTGTGTAATTTTCCCAGCCTACCTCATTTGCTTGTTCAACAGATTTTTCAGGATCAAATAAATTATAAACAACCTCACGACCATAATTATCAGTAGCATATCTATTTGACCAATCAGGATTATAAACTAATAAACCTTTTTCATTGTATCTGAGCGCATCAAAATCAACATGCTGCATCTCAATTATTTTTCCCAAAGCATTGTAATTCACATGTACAGCAAAACCTAAAGTACTTTTATCTTTTGCTATAAATGTTAATAAATCAAATAATGTTTGGCCTTTACTATTAATTACAACCTCGTCAGATTCACCAAAACCATCGCCAATAGTAAAATCCTTAAACGTAGCTAAAGCAGTACTTAATGCCCAGCTTTTTTGAGCTACCTCAATTATTTTTTGAGGGTAAAGATTATCATAATTACCGTAAGGCTTTATATCTTGATAATTATTGGTGTGTTTTGCTAGTCTTGGGGTGTATATTACTTGATCAATACTATTAGCAGTGGTATAATATCTTTGTGTTGCTCTTCTGCTCTCCTGTGTGAATGTTGACATCTAAAAAAGTTTTAAAAAAAGGGTAGTTATATTAACCACCCTTTTAGTTGTAAAAACCTAAATTATTATTTAAAATACTGAGCTTGTTGCTCTTTGGAAAACTTAGCCACAATCAACTTAGGGTTGGGAACATCTTGAGAAATGAAAAACTTGTCACCTTTCAATGATATTTTTGCAATCCCTTGTTCTTTCTTAGTAGCTGCATATTTACCCTCATAACCTCTTAAAGCTTTTTCTAACTCTTGCATCCTGTCAAGCTTAGAGAATTTCTTTTTTGCTTCTTTGCGCAAATTTTCATAATCTAATTTCAACTTGCAATACTCTTGATGGTCAGCTAAATAGGCTTTCTCATCAATTTTTGGTTTCTTTGTACTTGTTTTTTTCTCAGTCATAATAAAATAATTTTAAAACAAATATACAAAAAATTATACTCCTGGAGTAGTTAAGCTCTGAATTAATGTTAACGTGCTCGCTGCGTCGCCCGCGTCAATCACTTGTGGCAATGCCGTTTCAGGACTATCGCTATCGGGGGTTTTTAATACAAACTGCGCCATATTACCCATTGCTGGGTCATTAGGGTTATATTGGAAGTCCGAAAATCTTAATCCTACATCTCCACCGTAAACTTCGCCTATGCCGCTATTTTTATAGATAATAACAACAACTTTTTGAAAACGCATCTTTGCAGCGTTATTTCTACTCGCCTGTGTTAAATCGTACAATTTAGCATCGATTTGATGGTCGAAACCATCTTGACCACCATCAACAGCCCTTAGGGCTGAATTTGGTAGTACATTTGAGTTATTCGCAAAACTAAACTCATAAGCTTGCTTTGTTGAGGCGTTGGTAATATTTGTAATATAACCGTCTGTGCCATCCTCAGTTTTTGTTGCATTGATCCAGTCCTCAAAATTGTAAGCCATCATAAAAGGGTGAATACCACCTACTTCTAAGTTACTACAATCAAAGGCCGAACCTGCTGTAATTGGACATGCCATAATCTACCTCCTTATTTATGAACCTTGATATAAAACAATCTCTTCACCTGCTCTGTAGTTAGCATCGATTTTAAAATCAACACGAACAAACATATCTCTTGAATTGTTTGCAACCTTATTAATAATCGGTGCGCCTAACTCAGCATCAGGAGTAGCATAAAAACCAAATATTAAATTTGAATCTTGACCGCTTGTTCCTTTTGCAGCTATTACGCTATTAGCAGGGATTCCAGACATATGCACCAACCGCTTGCTTAAAAATAAATCAGCAATATCTGACTCTAAATAGCCATCAGTTGTCTTTTTAGCATCTAAATGAGCAGCTTGTGCCATACGCCAATTAGTTGTAGACATGAAAATTTTATAATTATCATCATCAATAAACTGATCAGGTATTGCATCCCATACGTCTTGTAACACAGCAAAAACATTTGCTTGGGTAATAACGCCAATATTTGTAACGTCTACCACATTTCCGTCTGCTACGGCTAAAGGTATAATACCAGTAATGAAATTAGTACCTTGCCAAAATTCTTCACTCATTTGGCGACCTACAGCATTTTTATACAAGTCCATAACTGCACTCATAACTTCTGTATTTAGCGCTAAGTTAGTAAATGTACCACCTTTTGACTTGAATTCTTCCCATATGTCGTGCCATACTACCGGGTTAATTGTTTCGTACAACATAGTTTTAACCATAGTCATCGTACGCTCTGCATAGTCAGTGTCAGCCGTCTCGCCTGTTGGGGTTGTTTCATACGCTCCCATTGGATTGTCAGCAATACTGATACGTGGAATATGAGCCTTAGTACTAATCCCTGTCTCTAAATAAGCGGCCTGCTTCTCAATTACTTGATTGCCTGTGCCTAATACTTTGTAAAGTAATTTAATTACTTCACCTGCATAATTCGTGTTTGTTATTGTAACAGCCATTTTTTATTCCTCCTTTTTATTTTGAATTTCTTCTCTTACTGCTTTTTTGATTTGTAAAGCTAAAGGCAATTCGTTTTTAGTTTCTTTTACTTCGTCCTTAGTGTTGACTACATGTGTACTCTTAGTCTCAGCTAACTTATTCTCAATAACAGAGAATTTCTCATTAAGAGCTTCAACGTCTGCATTGTACTTCTCGTCAAGACTTTTTACTTGAGCTTTTAAAGCTTCAATCTCTTCGTCTTTTTTCTCCATTTCCTCAGCTACTGCCTCTGGTTCTGGTTCTTGCACATCTTCCACAACAGAGCTTTTAATGATAATGGTTTTGCCTCCTAATGTATACTCACCATCTTCTAACTCTGCGGCATTAAGCGGCATTAGTTTAATACCTGCTTTTAAATCGCCTTGGTATACAGCCTCAGCTTCGCCAAGTTGTATTTTATTTAAAGGCAATTCTTCTTCCTTTTTTTTGAAAATATTCATATTTATCTGATTTAATTTATTTTCTGGAATTTCTGGTAAATCATATTTTGAAACGTCTACAATCGCAGCGGCTTGCATAGGCTCAAAAACCTCATCAATAAAACCTAGTTCTTTAGCTTCGCTCGCTGTCAACCACTCACCTTCGCCATTATTTTTTGCCATTACAGCTAACATTTCTTCTTTACTTTTGCCTGTTTTCTCAACATACATGTCGGCTATAATATCATTAGTCTTCTCTAACCAATCGCCATATGCCTTAATATCCGCTGTTACTCCCCTAACTGCACCTCTTGATTCATGCGGCAATATCATTATATTAGCAGCTGCCTTAACATGCCCCGCTGTACCTATAATAGTAGCTGCACTAGCTGACCAACCTACATACTCAATAAATATCTTAGCTGAGTGTGATGTTAAGGCATTTCGAATAGCTATAGCATGGTTCACATCGCCACCGAAAGAATTAATTTTAACATTAATTTCTTTATCAGTGCAATTGACAATATCTTTAAGTTGATTTTCTCTAAATTGGTCAATGTCCTGTGTGGTATCTACAGGGTATCCAATATCTCCACATATATCAATAGTTTTCATAATGTAAAAATACTATATGTTTTTAAACATATAAAATCATACATTAATAGCTAATATTTGATTTTTTTATTCAAAATAAAAAGCATATATTAGTAAGTTCATGGAAACTATACTATTATATGCTTTAGGATTATTGTGTTATGCTTACCTTATTAGGCTAAGTAATCATTCAAAATAGTCTGTTCAGATAGGTGAAGTAATTCACTAGCTATTCTGAATTTTTCGTCAGTTTTTCTGGTGTTCTTTAAACTTATTGCAAGCATTTCTAAATACTCGGCTGTAGCTTCTGAGTTGTCAATAATATCTTTTATAAATTTTCTCCTTACATCTAGCTTTGATTTAATCATACAGTCCCATTATTTATTACATTAACATAATTACCTTGACCTTCATTAATATCTGTTACAGCTACATAAATAGGGGCTGACTGTATAGCTTCGCTAACTTGCTGAGCAGATATTGCGCCCTTCTCAATTTCTCCTCCATCTTGTGCAAATCGTATAGGAGTGCTAAAAGCATTTCCGTGTTGTGAGTTTATTGCGCTTAACGCTGCAATTGCCTGCGGGTTATCTTGCTTATTAACAACATAAAAACCCTCATTTCCTTCAACCTCTGCAATAGGTACACCATTAGCAGATAATTCTATACCACCGCTTGCATGGCTTGCACCCCTAAAAACTCCGCTTGTTACTTCTCCACCGTCGGCAAACTTTTGGTTTTTAATTGTTGCTACTTGAAAGCCTACCGCTGTTGTAGCTGCTGCACCTGCTGCCACTCCTAAAGGAATAAAAGGTTGAGTAGCTAAAGCACTAATAATCGCTAATGATCCATTTATCAGAGCTTGCGTTATTGCGAGTCGTTGTTGCTTTTTCTTGTATTTTTTCTCAATAGCTTCACGTTCTTTTCCTGTTAAGTTTTCGTTATCTAACTCCGCTTGTTTTTTTTGCTCTAAATTTGATTGAAAAAAGTTAAGTGCTGCGTTTGCTGCGTCAGCTGCTGCAAAAGCTACCCCGAAAGCTATTTGTTTTCTTTCTTCCGCTGCAATTCTATCTTGTTCATTTATAGTATCGTTTTTCTCTTTATTTATTGCTGCTAAAGTTATAGCTTTTTCAGTCTCTGCGTTTATTTCGTCTTCTATGGATTGCGCCAGTTCTTCCGTTTCTTTATCTGTTTCGCCTAGTATTTTTGCTTCCTCTGCTGTTCTGGCTTTTAATTGTGCAAATATCTTTCTATCTAATTCATTTTCCCTATTCTTTAATTCTCTTAATTGAGCTGCATTTTGCGCCTGTATGTTGAATAATTCTTTTTCAGCTTCTGCTTCATTATTTAGGTCTTCAATAGTGCTTTTTGATAATGAATTTTGTATTTTAATTAAGCTTAAATTCTCTTTGGCTAACTTTGCATTAATTGCCAGCTCTTCAGCTTTAACTTTATTTGCCTGCCTTATCAAATCCCTTCTTTCTTCTGCGCTTCTGCTTTCATCTCGGTACGCCAATAATAAATCTTGGATTATTTTTCTATTCTTAGCTACTTGAATGCTATGTAGCCGCCTTGCTTTTATTAGTGCGTTTTCCCTATCTGCTAAGTTTTTTGCTATATCTATTTCTTTGCTTGTTTCTGCAATCAAATCTTGCATGCTTGATGTCATACCATCAATGCTTTTTTTTGCTTTGTCTGTAAAATCCTCAACACCTAGCACTACTTTCGCTACTGCGTCGCCTGCCTCTTTTGCCGCTGCTTTAAAATCGCCTGAAAATGCTTTCTTTATCGCTCTGCCTAATGCCGGGAATAATTCCAACATTCCTTTTACTCGGTTAACAATATTTGTTTTAATAGATTCACCTAAGCTCTTAAGAGTTTCTTTTGGATTAGAAAAAGCTTCAAATATTTTCTTTCCAAAGTCGCTAATTTTATCAGACAAATTACCAATAATAACCTGAAATACTTTTGTAACCTTATTTAATGCCTCTTGTCCTTCTTCCGAACTTTTAAAAAAGTGAGTTAGCGCCTTTAATCCTAACACTATAGCCGCTATAATTGCACCTAATGGGGTAGCTATAAATTTAATAGCCGCCCTTGTCATTGTAGCAATGCCATTCGTAGCGCCACCCAATGCTGGAGAAAGTGCGCTTAATTTATCTCCGTAATTACCGACATTTCTACCATGCACATTGACTGCTGCGTCAGCTCTTTTTAATGTCGTATTATTTTTATTTATCTGCTTTTCAAGTTCCGCATATCTTTTTACCCCTTGCTTAGTCGATACATCTAAATTTTTCTGCTCTTTTCTTAATTTAGCGGTTTGCTGACTTAGGGCTTCATAACTATTCTTGTTTGATTTAACTACTTTTAAAAGCCTATTCCTTTCGCTTCTCTCATCTTTTAGCTGATCGTTATTAGCGGCTATCTGTTTGCCTAGTCGCTTTCTTTCTTCTAAACCTTCTTTCGTAGAACTATCAACCTTTTTTTGTTCTTTACGTAGTCTTTCGTTAGCTGCCGTAAGTTCTGTTATCTTATCGGTTTGAGCATCAACCGCCTTTAAAGCCTCCTCATTGTCAACCTCAACACTAAATATTATTTTTTCCTCTTCTGCCATTTTTACTCTAATTTTAATAAATTACATTTGGTCGGTTGACCTTCCACATAATCGGCTATATTTAAAACTAAATAGTGACCTTCTAATTTTTTTATATAAACACATTTCTCAAAATCAAAACCTATAACATCAAGTTTGTTTAGATCAAAACTAGCCTCTATAAATCTTGCTCTCTGTAAGCTTGGTATTATCCTACTATAATATTTTGAGCTCAATTCGCTCCATTTTAAAGGGGTGAAATTAACATACGTAGAACCTCCGCTATCATAATAATAACCAATTCTAGGACTTGCAGAACCTACGCGCTCATCATCATTGTAAACAGCCATATCTAAAAGTTGGAAGCCTGCTATAGTTACTTGCGTACTAGCTGAAAAAGCAAGATTTGTTAATACCTCTTCTTTGCTTATATTGTCATTATTAATAATAAATTGATCTCTTCCAATAGACTCAAAGGTTAAATCGTCGTTTTCATATTGTAAAAAATTAGTTTGACCGTAATTACTTTTTATTGGCTTAATCGTCTCGCTATCCTCAATAAATTTTTTCGACCAATCGTAAGAATTAAATTTATTAAATTTATCGAAACTGAAAACTTTTAGTTTTTTATTAAATGAATCGGTATTGAATGCTGCTCCAAACATAACCATTATATTAGTTACAATTAAATCGTATTGGTCAATATTTGGCAAATTGTCGAATACTTTCACCTTGTAACCTTGTAAATTATCGAACTTAAAGCCTCCTAAATCCGATTCCTCAATCTTAGTGTAAAGCAGAGTGTTATCAAAAGTAACAGTACCTGTGCCTACTAATATTATTTGAATAACATTAGAGTTTTCATCAGTGCTAATAGGGGCTGTTTCAAAGTCAATATAAGTGTCATTTTCACCTATAACAAAAAGCTCATCTACTTGGTCAGTACCACTAGGTGAACTAAGAGCCTGTACTCTTAATGTCATATCTGAAGTAGTAGTTACATTGCCTCTTATTCGAACACTTGTTGTAGTATCCCCTACATCTATAGTAGTGCTTGTTGTTGTTACGTTTTTTTCAAAATCATTCGAATCTAAGCCTGTTATATTGCCTGCAACATACGATGTATTTAATGTTTTCTGATAGCTTGTTACATAAAAAGCTTCATGATTACTACTTAAAATCCCTTGATTAAATTCGTCAAACTCGCTCAGCTTGTCAAAGCTCCAACCATGCTTATCGAATATTTTTTGAGTAATAACCGCTAAATTAAACCACGGTCTAGTAAATGCTAAATTCCCACTTATAGCAGTATTGGTAGCTTTTTTATTTGTGTGTGCTGAATGAATACCCCACAACCAAACACTTGAAGTCGGATTGTTTAATACGGCAAAAGTTGCAGCATTATAAACAATGTCTTCGGAATCAAAGTCTAATTGGTTTAAATTCTCTTTTGCTGCTTCAAAAAATATTTTGCTATCCTCGATTACTTGTACTTTAAATTCACCGTTTGATTCCTCAATAATAGCAATGCCAGTCAATAAAATATATCCATCTTCAATTCTAGCTATATGCTTGCGCTCAAATGGTCTATTTGTAGAACCTAAAGCGGAAGGATTGCCCAAAATCATTATATTAGTTTGTGTTTTTGGTAAAGTGAATTGATTCGAGCGTCCTATATAACGTTTTTGCAAGTCAGTAAAATCATAAGCTTGCTTAGTTATTCTTATACTGCCTTGAAAAATATCACACTCTTGATTATTGATAAAAAGCTTTTGCATTATATTATTAAATCACTTTGTCTGCGTTGTAAGGTTATTTCAAAAACATATCTCTGTTTACTTTGTACGTGTGTTAATGTACTATTTAAAATAGCTACTCGCTCCCTTGTTCCGTCAGTATTTAACCTAGCTATATTTTTCGCTTTTTGTAAGCTTCGAAAGCCTGCTATATTTTCCTTAGGTATATCCTCAGCTATTAAATTTACCGTTCTATCTTCACTATTAATAATCGTCTTAATACTATCAGAATTTTTATTAATAGCTGTAGTATTGACTTTTTCTCTGCTTTCCCAATCGGTAAATAAATAATATGCGGGAGTACCAAAGTCTGAATACCACTCTAACAACCACTCATATTCTGCTAAGTCGCTATCTGTATAACTATCTGGCATCTCAACTTTTACAATCATATTGCTATTACTCCGCTAATTATGTAATCACTATTATTGCCAACATCTAAGAAAAAATCACCAGAACCGCCAGCATAAAGTGCATAAGCACCTTCTGTTTGATTTGTGCTTAATGGAAGCATTGATAAGCCTTGATTTACCTGTGTAATAGCTTTTGTTTCGCTATAAAACGGTAAGCTACCCCAACTATGCAGCCTTTGTATTGTGAGTCCTGTGGTTGTTAAGCTTAAGTTTATGTGAGCTTGGCGCCCTATAATGAAATTTTTTTGAGAGTCTATAACTATGCCAGCAGCTGGAGTGCCTGAAAAATTAAAAGTTCTCATTTGTTCGTTTATCTGGGTTATAGTAATTTGACTATTTACAGAAGTTATATAATATTCCATCCTAGTTTGACCGTAACTAATGCCTGAATTAACAGTATCAACACCTACAAAACTAACCACATTAGTACTAGCCTTAATTACTGTAAGCTTTCCCACCTGACCGTCAACTAATCCTGTAATTGTGATCGCTGTATCTACAGTCATGGTAATATTTACTTGGTCGTTTGTTGAAAAATCGGCTGTTGCGCTCCCTGTAGCTGCTGCATTTATATTGTCAACCACATCTTTTTTAAATACTGCACTGTCATTTACATTATCATTTAATGCAACAAGGTGTTTTGCTACCGTGACGGTAGGCGTTATTTGTGTAGTGCAGGCACTTTTTACATCTGTTCTATTTCCTACTGCCATAACTTAATTTATTTTATATTCCGAACTATACTCTGTTGGCTCATACTCGGTTAAGCCTGTTAAATTAGTTTTTAATCTAATATATTTTGTATCTGAATCTAATGTTAAAGCTGTGTCCTCGGTCGTGCTTAATAAAATGCCGTAAGCTCCTAAATCAAATTCCTTCAAATCATTATCTGTTGTTATGTCATTTTTGTTAATATCAAGCTCATCAAAAGAAGTCTTTACTGATAGTCCTGAAAAATTACGATCCGAATGAATTAAACCTATTCCCATTGGATAGCCTAAATACAATATAGGCTCAGGGAATACATTATTAAATTCTTCAATACCATTATTCTCTGTGGCAAAAATAGCAATGATAGGGTTGTCAATCTCAGTGTATAATTGTGAATCATCTTCTCTCCACACCTCTCTATACTTAACATTAAACTTAATCCGTCCTTCCGTAATTTCTCTGCCTGTTAATTGGTCAACAAAATCTTGACAATTCAAATCATTAATCAAATTAACATCAAAAATTATAGCTCCTGCATTTGTTCCTGTTTGTTGCAAATTAAATCCTAATAAATTAATGGCAAAATTATCAGAATTAGTCAAAACCATATCTACATTGTAATTTTGCTTGTAATTGCTATAACCGCCTGTTGAAACTTCAATAAAATCTAAATCAATATCTATCTCAGTATTTGGAGAGTTAAATAAAACATTTGTTACTTCTGCTGTAGCATTGTATGTGTATGTTGCACCCTCCGAATAGATATAAATAAAATCGCCAACCTGCAATTCGCTTGTAATATCGCTTGCAATATTCACTTGCACCTTATTGTCAGGTGCAGAAGCTATGCTTGCAATTGAAATATCTTGTCTTTCAAACTCTATCTCAATAGGCTTAAACCCTGCAAAGATGTTATTAATAACACCCTGCACTACCGTTACAGGATATGAAGTTAATGTTAAGCTCATTTATTTTATTTTTGCAATGCCTACTCTTACTGAACCATCCTGTGCAGCGATGTTATCTGCTCCTGTACCATTTCCTACTAAATCTAAATATCTGCTTATTGGTGTTTTTGCCATGACTTTTGTATTTGAGTTTTAACAAAATTAGGTATTTTTTCTTTAATTCTATTGCGTAAGTCAATTAATTTTTTATCAAGTTCAATTCCTTGTTTTCTCCCTTGGTATATTTGACTACCCTTATGTGCTATAACAAAAGCGGCTGCATAAGCATTTATATCATGTCTATCAGCCCACCCATTTTTTTCTAGCATATAGCCTAAAGAACGGTATTTCGAAGGGTCTGCCCAAGGCGCTGAGCCTCTATCTAAATATTCAATATAGCTACTCCCTACAGAGTTTATTTTATTTCCAACTACCTCAACATGCAATGAGCTAGCTGCTGTACCTTCGTCTTTAGGCATAGCTTGGCGTAGCTGTTCATTAGTGCGCTCAACCTCATTTTTAACCATGTTAAATAATTCGCTCACTTTCTATTTATTTCTAATTCGTACAAATATTTAACCATACTATACGTTTCGTCTGTTTTTTCTTTTATTGCAACATATCTTACTAACTCAACTTCGGCATGTTTTTTTATTTCATCATCAGTATATGCAAAAGATTCTTTTTTCACTTCCTTCAAGTCGTCTTTCGTTGCACTTGCATTTATTCTCTGATTCTGTGTAAATACTCCACTCACTGTCAATGTAACCAGAGCTGTAATAAGTGCCGTTATTATGACTTTCATGTAATCTTTCACCTGTGACATATTTTTAAGCCTATTATTAGTGAGACAATAATATACAAATTTAACAATAAATTTGCATCTAAATTGTTAATACTCACCATATATTTTTCATAAGGCTGATTTATTAATAATAAATTCCTAATTACATGAAAGGCAAAACCGCTTGCTAGCATATAATAAGGAATTGATTTTTTAAAATTCTTTCCACGGGTGAGGTTTAACGATAATAATAAAAATGTAAAATGTTGAGCTGAGAAATAAAAAATAGTCCAATTAGTATTCCTTAGTGGTGCAAAGTTATCGTACGTAAATTGTGCGATAACAAACAAGGCAATTGGCAATATATTTCTCAGCTCTTTCATTAGTCTTCTTTTACTGGTTTTTCAGGTTGCGAATCTTCACTTACTTCTTTTTCTTTCGGCTTAACCGGTTTTTCAGGTTGTGACATAATTTATTATATTTAAATTGTTAATATTCTATTATTTCATTGTTTAAACTTCTTCTTCTTAATGGTTCAAATACTTTTTGCCCTATTGATTTTCCAGTTGGGTCAACAATTGCGTTTTTAGAAAAATAAATTTCATCGTAATATCCCCATAAAGTACCATTTATATTTGCCGCTCCTATAAGTAACCTTTGATCAGTGCCGATAAGCCCAAAATCGTAAGTATTAGTACCTGAATTTTTCAAGATACCATTATAGCCAACATAAACAACTCCGTTTTTCCTAATAGCAAATAGACTACAATAGCCATTAGTAATAGGTTCAATATCTAAGCTTAACAATGCCCCTGCTAAGATTTGAAAACGCCAGTTTACACCGTTGGAGAATAATTTAAGTATGTTTTGAATCCAAACACCTGTACTATTAATAGAAGTGTTAAGTGCATTTATTGAAGCCATTAATGTGAAGTCACCTGTGCCAATTTGCGAAATATCAATAAAATCAGAATTAAGTTGTGTTGCTTGTGAACTTTCTAATAAAATTCCTTTATTAGTTAACTTTGCGTTACCTATTGATTGCGAAAAACCAATGTTGTTTTGCTCATCTTCAATTCTGTTGATTTGATCGCTTGTGTTAATATCGCAATCCTTTAAATATCTACTATTCAGATAGCATAATATATTTGAATCAGGTTTAAACCTTTTGTAATAGAAATAAGGTTGTTTAGGGCTAAAGTTGCCAGATGCACCATTACTATATTTTACAGCAGAGTATATTTGTATTGATTTTATTTGCCCGTCTAAAGGTGCAGAACCAACACGATACAATCTACCAATATTTAAAATTCCAGCGTTTGATAAATAACCGCTAAATAAAGAACTACTAACATAAATACCATCTATAAAAAGGTAAGCGTTTGAGCCATCTAATACGATTGCGTAATGATGAAAATCGGTAGTCAAGTCAAAAGCTGATAAATCCCAACCCGCCGCTCCTAAACCATTCCTAATTAGCCTAAGCGTTTTTGCTGCATCTAAATAAAGCTCCCATATATAAGTTGTTTTACTGTCTCCAGATAATATTATTTGATTTGTTCCAGTACTATTAAATTTCAAACAAAACTCAATGGTTATATCTTGATTTGTATTAACATTTTGCTCTGAATAAATCAGATCATCGACTCCGTTAAATTCAACATAATGAATTCCATCTGAACCATAAATAAATTGTGGCTCTTCGCCCGATTCAGAAAAAAAAGGAATATTCTTTAACTTGTCAGTAACCTGTTTCAAAAGGTTTGAACCATCTTTAAAAACACGATTACGTTGCTGTAAATCAAAATCAATATGTAGTAGTTTTGAAGAATTACCACCAATATCATCGACCAATTCGCCCGAAGCACTTCTAAGTATCTTATTATTTTGTTTTATTATGCTCATTACTCTGCATGTGGTGGCGCAAACTCTATATTATCGCCATTAACACCATAGTTGTTAACTAAATCCTCTTTCATCTTAATATCAACAAATTCGTATTGATCGCCATCAGTTAATCTATTATAGTCAACTGTTATGCTTTTTTTGTATAGTTTTTCTGTTTTTAATGAATTTTTTGATCTGTCAGCCGCAAAACTAGTAAGCCTGCTAAAAACCATATAAGGACAAACTAATCTTGTAATGCCACTACTTAATATTGTCACTTGTGGACTATCACATAATATTACTGGGTTTTCTTGAATTAGCTCTGAACCTGCAATCTGTAATCCTTCGTTATTGATTAATTGTAAAGCCATTTTATACTTTTTTAAATGTAAAATAAATCGTAATAACACCACTTCCCCAAGAACTAGAGCTGACATATAAGTCAGTATCAGTCGTTCTGCTTTGATATTGCCCGCTTGCTACTAGTGTCATTTCACTATCTTCATCAGCCGACACTGTATACGCATTAACTATTTGCGTAGCCAATGCTGCTGTGCCTATACTTATACTCCCTGCTGCATTACTACTCGTTTCACTTACTGTGATAGTATCTATTTTATATCCTGCGGGTAATATGGTCGATAATTGTCCGTTGGCTGATATATTAGCTTCGCTTGAATTTAATATATTATCAAATGGCGCAGTTGAAACAGGTTCAGTTTTGCCGCTTGTACTATTATATGCCCACGCATCACCATCCTGTTTCCCTATTGGATCAAGGTCTGCGCATACTTCAAAATACCAAATTTCGTCCGTTTCGTCATTTGTGGGGTCGTCAACTAAAACATTTTTTGAGCCATTAGTGATAATATTTCTTGCTGCTCTTTGCGTAACAGCCACGCCGTTTTCCTGATATGTATGACCACCGCCGCCACCGCCGCTATTATCATCAACATATTTTTTTGTTGCTGGTTCATAATCAGCATCGGGAGTAAATGTCGCAGTATTATCTAGCTCTAATACATTTGTCTTTTCAGCATATACAGATAAATCAGGAGTGTTTGTTAAATTATTATAATCAAACGGAGTCCCATCGTCACTGTAATTTAATACGCTATCTATAAAATCAGTGAATTGCGCCTGCGTAGGCGTATCGCCAGTTTCAAAGTAGCTTTTTAATACCGTTCTATTCTGTTGTGCCATATCTTAACTAATTACAAAAGTACTTCCTATTTGCCAGTAACCAATTCCTTGCAATGGTACAGGCTCATATGTATATAATTCTTCAAAGGTATTAACATTGCTTTGCATTTCAAAATTCCAAGTATGAGTTTCACTTGCATCAAGCTGAGAATCGTCTTGCAAGAATACAGGGGACTTGCAAAGCTTTTGCGTTAAATCAACATATTGAATTGAGAACAACCAACCGAATGCATTTGATAATGCTTGTAGTTGCGATAATCCTTCATTCAATCCAAACTCTAACCAAGATAAGCTGTAATTGTGCATTAATTTAAAATTACCACCTATCTCTTGGTTGTCTTCAAATATTGGTCTATTAATATAAGGAATAGTTATTTCATTACCTGAATGATATACACCTGTAATAATATCCTCTGTATCATACAAAAAACTAACATCTCTATTCTCATAGAATGTTATTGAGTATATTGTTTTATTTGAATAATCACAGGCCATAATTATTTATCACAAAGATTTAAAACTCGCATCTGTTTAGGTTGAAAAGTAAACATTGTCCCGGCATGATTGCCGCTACCCCAGTTGTACGTATCTTGATGGTTTAAAGTATTATTTTCATCAACTTGGATAAGCTTAGGGAATTGATACATAACCCTTGTTAACACTTGAAAACCTAACTGCCTCATAGGTTCAACGTGATCGACTTCTTTATCAATATATTTTTTATGATTGTCTCCTACGTAATCAAGGAAGAAAACATTTAACCTAAATCTATCCGTAAAATTACCGTTTTGTAGATTCCCTTCCCCCGTAACATTAGGGGCTATTAAACATAAAGGAGTGTTTGCGCCTTTATCTGAATACCTTTCGTTTTTATCCGCTTGTATTTCGTCAGTAAAGGCAAAAGTACCATTAGGCTTTTCGTCTAAAAAAATTTGTTCGATTGCTTCTATTACTGTCATACTTCAAAAATATTAAACGAAAAAGTAAATTCACCATCAATTAATTCTATCTTTAAAAAATCTATATTGTGCCATGTTAATATGGGGTTACTATCTACCAATAAATATACCCAACCATCTTTTTTTTTATGATTTAAAATAGAACATCTTTTGCATTGATCTTCAAATGACTCAAACTTAAAACCTTTTTTTTCTAAGGTATTTTTTAATAAATTATTAAATTCAATATCTACCTTGCCGATTAGTTGATGTGGCTTCATTTCTTCTTAATTAATACCTCATTAAACCTTTTTTCAAAATTACTATATTCTTTTCGATATAACAAAATAAATGTAGACATTTCATCATCTTGCTGCAATACTTCATTGAGATTGCAATTAAATTCTTTAGCTAAAGTTAACATCTCAGCTATTTGCGAATATTTATCTAAGTTGTTTATTCCCGCTTGAATACTTGCCGAATAGTTTTTATCAATATGCTCTTTAATGTTTTTAAATAAGTTCGAACGCTTCTCTCTCCATTGATTAAATTGGAGAAAAAAAAAGCCCCATTGCCTAAAATATCGTAAGCGTTGTAGTTTTTTAGATTCTCCTTTACTTGCAATATACTCTCATAATCAAAGCTTTTAGTTAGTTTCTCATTTAATACTGTCGCAAAAGTAAAAGTATACAAGTCTAAATAGTTGGGATTATCTTGTAAGTATTGTTCAATAACTATCCTATAACCGACCTTGCTTTTCATATCCACATTGCTAAAATCAAATAGCTTTGCCTCGTATGCAAAGAATCTTTTTAAAGGTAATTTCTCTATTGCATCGGGTATCATTTCACCATCTGCACATATTATTTTTAATTGTCCTAATTGGTTATGAAGCTGCTCAATACCTTTAACTTTTTGCAATTTAAAAACATCAAAATTCATTCCTGAAAGATAAGCTACATAGTCAAATAGTGAGAACTTTGTGTTGTCTTTCATTAGGTTGATAATATCTTTATACTCTTGCAAAGATAGCTCCCTGTAATTTTTTACATTAAAATTCTTTCCGTTTATTTTCATTTTACATATAATTTAGGTGGTAATATCTAAGGGCATAGGCTTCAGCATCTAACAAATGGTCGTTTTTATCCTCTGGTTTATTAAGAGGTTCTTTAGTGTGAGCGTTTACAGCCCACTTGTAGTGATTCTTTTCGTACTTTAAGTTATCACTATTGCAATGTACGTAATCTTTATAAGACTTAACTATCTGAACTAACACTCCTTTTTCTTTGTCTCCCGGCTTTTTCTTTGTTCTGAAAGCATTTATATCAGCATTAATTAATTCTGCTATTATTTCAGGTCTGGCACTCTCGCAAACGACCTCGTTATTATCTGGGTTAATCTCTTTTATTTTCTTAATTAGTTCGCTTGTACTTACCTCTGTTTGGTATAAATGCTCATATTTATATACTGCTTTTTCTTTCTTATTTATTTTCAGCTCTACTAAAGTGGTTGGGTCTGTATATCCAAAATCTATTCCAAATATAGTATAATAGTCTCCCTCTGGTAGCTCTTTAAACTCTTTCCAATCCTTATAGATTTGACCTTTCACACCACCAGACACTAAACCAAGTATGTCAGACGCATAATGATCGGGGTTTGTTTCTTTGTAGCTTTCCCATAATCTAACTGTCGATTCATTTATATTATCGTAATTATCTAGGTAGGTTGCAAATACACCTAAATGATCGATATTGTTAGTTTTTGGCTTATATTTAAAAAACCCCTCATATTTAGGTACTGGATAAATATTATAGTAGTTTTTTATCAGCCAATGATCCTTAGGTGGTGGATTCCAAATGCGGAATATTTGAATGCTTGCTAAGTTTGTACGTAAGCTATCTTGCAACTTGTTCCATTCATCTTCACCTATTTCCTCACATTCCTCAATAGCTACATGTGTAGCGCCTGCAATAGATTTTAAATTAGCAGTCTGCGCGCTAGAGCTTGCTCTAAAACCTTTAGCTAATATTATATTGTTATTGATATTGCATTTTATAGAGTAGTTTGTTTCGTTAAATGTGAATAAATGCTCAGTTTTATACTCCTTACATCTGTCTTTGAAGTCTCTGAATAAACTTTCTTTGATTGTTTTATTAACAGCTCGCATAAAGTAGCCTCGAAAATAATCCTCTGAAAGCATTAGTTGATGAAAATGAGCCGTTACGAAATAAGAACCGCCACGGCCACGACCGCCTGAAATATCAACCACGCGTTCTGTTGAGTTTATTATATGTTCAAAGCAGGGGTTTACAGGTACTTCAACTATCATTTTTTAGATTTATCTACTGTTCTATAAATAACCTTTTCAACCTTCATTTTTTCATTATCTGTAAGCTCATAAGCGTTATCTCTTTGCCCTAACAATTGTTTTCCTAACCATATCAGCATAGTCGCATTCCTATCTTCTGTAGCGCACTTTAATTGAGCCTCAGAAACCCTCATCTTTGCCCCTGCTAATCCTTTTTTATAAGCCCGACAGAATTCGCTTTCTTCATTTGCCATCTCTCGCTCAATAGTCCTTGTCGAGCAAGAAAAATAATCAGCAATCGTTTGATAAGTAGCTTTGAATTGTCCAAAAATAGCCACTTTATCATAATCAAATAATGTTTTTGGTCTACCCGCCATATTCAATTGGTCTTTCAGTTTTTAAATTAACGCTATAGGTATTTGAATTGGTTGAGTTAATAGAGCTAAGTTCTACATTTAACTGTCTATTTATCAGTAATATATCTCCATTATAAAAATGGACAGTAGCTCCTGTATTTCTTTTAATATCTGGTAATGTATCATAGATAAAAAAAGACAGGTCATAATTAACATGTACTTTTCTATTAACTATTTCAGTATTTATATTAATATTAGGTTTTTGTGTGTTATCTACCTCATAATTAATACCTTCTATAGTTATTTTATATACTCCTGATTGTTTAGTATTCATAATCAAACATTATATCAAATGTAAATATATTAAATATATTTTACAATGTTGTGTTTTTTAACATGTTTTTTACTAAATACATAAATTGTATCTTTGAATAGTATTAATATAACTTAAAATGAACATGATAACAAACGAAATAATAATTAAACTAAAGGGGTGTAGCGCAGAAGAAATGGCTTCGGTAAAAGAAATACTACTTAACAGCTATATTGAATTATTGGATTTAATAGAAAAAGAAGCAGACTACTGCACAGTTGATGCATATTGGAAAGATTTTACACCTATCAGTAAACCAATAATTAGTGCAAAAGATTTTATAAAGGCTAATGGGGCATAACGGTTCGCATAAGTTTTGAACGCTTTAACGGATTATTGAGAATTACAAAACTTTAAAATACAACAAAATGGATATAAAAGGACACATGATGCAAAATGAAGATGCGCAATGCGCTATACAAAATGGTAGCAATCTTTTACCTTGCCCTTTTTGTGGCGGTAAAGTAGAAGAAGATGTGGTACAATGGAATATAGCACAAGCCAAATGTACAGAATGTGGTGAAACTTGGGGTACTTGCGGAAGTAAGTATGAAGGTAGATTTGAAAAGTGGAACTTTAGGGCAAGGTAATTGTTGCTAACGACCACGCATAAGAACTGAATTACGCAGAAAAGGTAATACGATATATAAACTTCCACATTTACGAGCGTGGGCAATACTTAGAATAATGACACAAATTGATGAAAAAGAATTGGAACAATTAATATGAAACAGAAAACTAACAAATTAGCACAATTTAAGCAATGGATTTTATCTATTGTTAAGCCTCGTTTTTCACAAGATTTAGAACAGGCTAAAAAAGTTAAAAATTTATTCCTTATCTATTTTGATGGATGCTATGATATAGAATCAGGTGAAAACACCTCTAACACCTTTGCTATGGGAGTGTGTAAATTAGAATACAATGATAATACACTTACGGTACATTTGAGAAGACCAGGATTATTGATTGGCAAAGGTGGACGTATAATAGATGCACTTGCTAAACATTTGGAGTGCAAAATATATATTGTTGAAGTGAACCTTCTTAAATGAGGGTTAATGTTAAAATAATATGAAACGTTGGGAATATACCGCTACACTGTACAGGCTTTGACCTATTGCGCAATATAGCAGCCTCGAAAGCCAATGGTGGTTGACCCAATGTTTTATATTTAGTGTTATAAACTTTTAAAACGGAAAAGCTTTTTATGTATTGTGGCTAATGTGATGTGCCTGAATAAGCAGAGAATTTTTAAACGTGAATTATAAACTAACAATTTAGATGCGATGGCTAAAATAATATGTGATTATTGCGAATATGGAACAAAAAGTAAACTTTGCTATAAAGGAGGATATGAAAAGTGTAGAGGTGAATTATTTTTAGCTAGGCAAACAAAGCAACCTAGCGTGATTGATAGCGTTTTAAATTTATGTGATGTTAGCAATAATAAAGTGGCGGTCAAAAGCTGCAATGGTTGTGATTGGCAAAATGTTCATGACAGAAATGAACTTTGTCCAATTTGCAGAAACTATCAATACAATAAAGCTTTTGACTGATTGCTAACGATTACATAAGAATAGTACGTAAAATTTAGTAGAAATTATAAACGAGAGGAATTAAAATTATGAGCAAAATAGATGAAATAATACATAAAGCAAAAGAGTTAAAAAGCTTAATGGAAGAGTTAATGCTTTATTTAGCATTGGATAAATACATAAACACAGTAGAATAATTTTAATTGATTAATTAACCGCCTAAGCAACCACGAGGTACACAGCAGTATTATTTTTATGTGTTGTTAGGCATTTTTAAAGTGCGTATGGTTTTAATGGATGATACAAATTGTACTAGTGTTACGGGTTGGGATGAAAGCAGCACCGCCACTAGCGTAACATATACAAACTATTATAAAGATGATTGGGAATATGAACCAGATTACATTGCAGAAGAAATTGAAGCGGTGCGTTTTGGATGGCACAACCCAAGGAAAGTTAATTTACCAGTAGTAAATTTTAAGCCTAGAATACAGTTACAGATACGTAACCAGTTGCCGTATAAAATGCGGGAGGGCTAATTATGGCTAATGTGATGTGCAAGGGTAGTGCCCGAATAAGGAGAGAATTTTAAACGTGAAATATAAATTAACAAACTAGGAGCGATGGGAAAAGATACAATAATACCTGTAAAGTTTGAAAAAGAACTGACTAATGAAGAAATAGAAGCCTTTATTGATGTTGTTTCAGAATTTGCGGAAGCAGCTAAAATGGAAATGACAATTATAAGTATGAGTGCTATTGCAAAGCGTGTGGAGGCAAGAAAGCCAACAAGCGAGCTAAACACTAAGGCATTACCTTTGCATGGTGTTGTATTTAACGGAGCGTGTAAATGCGATAGACCAGACCCATATAAGCAAATGCCTTATAAATGCTTTAGATGCCACGGGAAAATAGAGGTAAGCGAAGTGGAGTTAATTTGCTCATGCGGCACTTTGAAGGCAAAAACTAATAATGGTTACGAATGCTGTAATGCGAAATGCAATAAATAGCAAATTAATTAAATACAACGACTAGTGTAAACGCTGAATTGGGCAGCACTAACCCAATATTAAACGAACAAATTAACACGCCCAATTTTGCGTTTGACACATTGTTATAGGGCGTTTTTATACAAATATTATGAAATGTAGCAATGAAATACCAAAACTACCAAATGACTGCGGATGTAGTAATAATTTGCAGCCAATTAAAAGCATAGGGATACAAGGTAACAAGTACTTTGTTGATGGTAAATACTGGGGTGAAATAATAGAGAGAACAGATAATTACTTTAAAGTTGAATGCAGCAACGGAAATAAATATATGAAGGGGCAAATTATTACGGTCAATTTTAACCTAAATGCCCTATAATGACCTGTATATGGCATGAAGCCGTAAAAAATTAACAAAATTACAAATACAAGATAATGTTAAATAAAGCAAATAAAGCCCAAATAAGACCACATAGCAGGCTTTTTGCTATATACTTTGTTATGTGGCGTTAATTAATTATGATTACAGTATGGCAATTCGATGATTTATGGGAAGAAGGTTACAGATTTGATGATGTGGTTACAAAGAGATACTGCTTTATTGAACGGAAATACGTTAAGAACGAAAAGGAAGCGTTAGAGTTTCTTATTGATGCTTACAAATGGATTCCGAAAATACAAGGAACAAGCAAACATTTAAAATATGCTGAACAGCTTTCAGAAACTCTAGTAGCGGTTATTGTGGATAATGCCACATAACGGAATACAGATAAGCGTAGATTATTTAACGATTAAAAAAAACTAAAAAAATGTATTATAACGAAAAATTAATAAATGGAATATGGCACTATAAGACATCTCCAAGAATGGAATGGAAACCTATGAGTGTAGTACAGTTAACTAATAAGATTGCAGACCAAGAACGTGAGTTAAATAATTTACGTTTATCTGGTGTTGTAAAATCGTTTTATGTTTTACAACGTTGAATATAAGATTAGTAAGGGATTAAAAAAACGAATTATGACAAGATTAGATTTAATAGAACAATTTGAAAATGAAACAGAACTGCCTGCAACATGGAGTAATGGCGGTATGGGAGGTTATACAGAGGAGTATACTAAATGGGTAGAGCAAAAGTTAGTTAAAAATTTAACTATACCTGTTGTTAGCAATAACGAAGTGGCGGTTTGCGAATATGAATCGCAGCACGGATTTATGCAACAAGCATTAGGTTTTAATAGATGCCCATATTGCGGACAAAGCTGGTAGCAAACTGATTGCTAACGGTTTGGGTATGGCAATGTAATTTTACGAATTTGAAACACAAAACATTATGAATACAAAGAAATTAGAAATAGCAATAGAGCAATTAGAGAAGGTGCATAGAGATATGAATGATTGTGCTAACCGATTTATTTTAAAAGATGCAATAGACCAACTACATAGGCAAGTAAAATTATTTGCTATACCTGATGTTGTGGAGAGCGAAGCGGTCGTTTGCCCTAAATGCAAAAGTGAGCATACGCAAAAAAGAGGCTGCGGGTTTGAATGTATTGAATGTTGGCATAAGTTTTAGGGCAAATGCTCTACAACGGTTAGTATAAGATTAGTGCGCTAACCACAGACCAAGATAAAAGCACTAACATAACATAGCGCATTAATTTTATACATTGTTATGCGCAGTAAATATTTTAATATGAAATACATAATTTTTATAAGAAATAGAGCTGGGGGAGGTAGATACATAGCTTACTTTGATAGTGGTTATTATCATATTCAAGATGAAAATGGAAGTAGAACGATACACCAACGAGATGTTAAGCGTGCTTATTGCGCATAACGTTGAGTGTAAGAATAGTAGCGGATTATTAACCACTAAATTTGATTAAATGAACGAATGTAAAAAAGAAAAAAAAGGGAGGGATTTAAACGTTGTATATTGCGAAAACTGGTTAAATAATAACCTACCTGATAAAAGCGTACAATTATTGATTTGTGACCCACCGTATTTTGAAGTAAAAGGAGAATTTGACTTTATATGGAAAACGTTTGAGGACTATTTGGCTGATGTTGAAAAATGGGCGATTGAATGTAAAAGGGTATTAGCTGATAATGGCACTTTATTTTGGTGGGGTATGGATAGAAAAATTGCTTACGCTCAAATAATTTTAGATAAATACTTTTATTTAATTGGCACACCTGTTTGGGAAAAACCAAGCAACCCGAACGAATGGGATACAAGAAGAACTTTCCCAGAACGTGGAGCAGAAAGATTATTGATGTATAGCAACGAAGAAGATGTAACAGGATTAGAACAGATAATAGAGCAATATATAAAACCGAAAAACCCTTTTAGCCTGTACTTACAAGATGAATTTAAAAAAGCTAAAGTAACCAGAAAAGAAATTGCTAAACTTTTTCCAAGCAGAACAGGTGGATTAACTGGCTGTGTTAGTAATTGGCTTAATGGCGATAACGTAATAACCGAAGAACAATATTTGAAAGTACGAAAGTATTTGAACAATGAATATTTAAGAAAAGAGTACGAAGATTTAAGAAAAGAGTACGAAGATTTAAGGCAGGAATTTGAACATAAAAGGCGGTATTTCAAAAACGATTTAGGGTTAACGGATATACTTAGATTTCCGAGAGAAATAAACAATTACGACCACCCAACAAAGAAGCCTGAACAACTTACAAGAGCTTTAATATTAACTTGTAGCCGAAAAGGTGATTTAGTTGGTGTGCCTTTTGCTGGCTCTGGTACTGAATGCGATATGGCAGCCAAAGAAGGACGTAATTTTATTGGCTTTGATATTGAACAGAAACATGTTGATACAAGTAACAGGCGTTGCCAATGGACACTACGCCAACCCCAACTGTTTTGAAAAAACAGAAGCGCGGTGGCTTTTTTCTTTTTGGTCAAATACGCACGAACCTAAATTAAATGAGCCGAACCCGCTATTATTTTTACACATTGTTAGGCACTGTGCCTTTTTTGATAGATGCACAGACCTACCAATGACAGCGAATAAAGATAATATATAGGCATTGTGCCTAACTATTATATATAAAATCATAGACCTAAATTATTAAATATGAATGCGAAAGGAAGGTCAACTCTCAAAAAACTTGAATCAGAATTGAAGTTTAAAAATTACGCAGAAAACACTATTAAAGTATACTTGTTTTATGCAGAGGTATTTTTAAATGAATTTGATTGTGATGTTTACCATATTGGACAAAAGAAAACGATCGAATATTTAAAGAATAAAAAATTTAATTCTATTTCACAACAGAACCAATATATAAGCGCAGTAAAAACTTTATTTAAATATATTATTGGGAGCAAATTAGAGCAATTTAAAATCGAAAGACCAAAGAAAAATAAAACCCTGCCGAAAATTATAGATAACGCACACCTTATAAATTCAATAAATAATATTGATAATTTAAAACATAGGGCAATATTAAGTTTGGCTTATTCTGTAGGGCTTAGAGTTTCGGAAGTTATTAATTTGAAAATATCTGATATTGATAGTAAGAGAATGTTAATATTAATAAAAAATGCTAAAGGACATAAAGATCGTTTAGTTCCGTTAAGCGAAAATATATTAATTTTACTTAGAAATTATTACAGAGAATTTAAGCCATATAAATATTTATTTAACGGCCAATGTAAAATGCAATATACAGCAAATAGTTGCAATAAGTTAGTAAAAAAATATTTAGGTAATAATTATCATTTTCATATGTTGAGACATTCAAGTTTTACTGCAATGTTAGAAAATGGAACGGATATAAGTTTAATTCAAAAAATTGCAGGGCATGCAAAAACTGATACGACAAGAATTTATACACATGTAAGTAATCAATTATTAAGTAAAATTGCATTGCCATTATGAAAAAATTAGGTGATAATATTTATTTAACAGAAGACAACAGGATTTTTAATAGTAAAAAACAAACGTTGTCAACTGCCCCCAATTGTTTATTTGGAAAAACAACAAAGGGAGGCAACACTTTCGTAAAGGATTTTTATGAATTTTCACAATTGCAAAATGGTAAAACTGCATGCTTCCCTTTTCATTGTGACACTGTAGAGAAAAGAAGTAAAAGTTATTATGCAAAAAGCTTAGATATTGAGCTGCTTATTAATGGCAAACGACCAATAAATAACATCTGGATAGCTTTTAATTTTAACATAAAAAAAGGGCTTAACTTTATTCTTGCAAAAAGAAATGACAATTACCCGAACAGTATAGAGATTTTAAAAACACATGCTTTATAGCATATTTTATTTAACTTAAATTATTATTATTTTTGAGTCATGGAAAAATTAAAGCAATTAAAAAAGGATGCTATAATGGGTTACGATTGCCCGTTAAGAGTATTAGGAGAAATTAAAAAAGCAATTGACACTCTAACAAAGTATAAAGAAGAGTTGTTAGAGGATGCAATTACTGAGCGTGAGAAATACCCAGAAAAGGAATATGTATTGGGTGACTTTGGCATCTCATTTAACAATGGTGGGAAATACGACTATTCAAGTAATGAAGATTGGAATGGGTTAAAAAAAGAAATGAAAGTGATTGAAAAAAATATGCAAATGGCATACAAATCAAATGCTACCATTTTAGACGAAAAAACAGGGGAAGTATATCAGCCAGCAGTTTTTGAAGCAAATAAAACTAGTTTAACATTTAAATATTTAAAATAATGAGCAGATCAGACGAGTTTAAACAAGGTTCAAGCAACCCTTGTACAATGTTTTTGGAGTGGAAGAGTGATAATAAATGCTTTTCGTACTACGATAAAGAAAAGAAAGAAAATGTAATTGTTTCTTTACCTTTTAAGTTTTTAGTATTAAAAGAACTACACACAGTAAAAGGATTTAATGATGCTAATCAATGTGGGGTGCATTCCAATGAAGTAAAATACATTGGTAAAGATGAATTAAATGTGAGGACTTTCAAGGGTGGCGTAAGTGTAAAAGGCATTTATAAAGAAATAAAGCCGCATATTGAAGCGATGGGCGGTGTATATCACAAAAGTATCTACGCTGTAACTGAGGGTGGTAGGTTAATTAATATTAGTATTAAAGGCAGTAGTGTGCAGGTATGGGGCGATTTTACACAGAAATGTAGAACACGACTAGCTGATGAATGGGTTCAGGTTGAGAGTGCTGAGGAAAAGACAAAAGGGAAAGTTAATTACAGTGTGCCTGTTTTTAAATTTGACGGTAGCCTAAACAAAGAACAATGCAATATGGCTGATGAACAATACAAAGTAATTAGTGATTATTTAAACGGTTATTTTGAGAAGTCAGAACGCGAGGAAGATATTGACGACCTAGATAAAACTTTTGGCGAAGATGAGCCAGTTTTTTAAGTGTTAGTTTTTTCATGTTTTTAACCCTCTTCGTGAGGGTTTTTTTACCTAAATTATTTTATATGAAGCAATTAAGTTTTTATAATAACCTATTAGATCACAACTTTTCTTTAATGCCGATAGGCGAAGAAAAAATTCCATGGATAAGATGGAAAGAATACCAAAGCAAAAAGATTGATAAAACCCAATTTGAAAAATACTATAATAACAACAAAACAAAAGGAATTGGCATAATAACAGGATTTGAAGGTTTGGAAGTTATTGATGTAGATTTAAAAGTACTGCCAACATTAAAAGAACAGGCTGATTTTTGGAATGATTTAAAAACTTTCCTTTCTGATAATATACCAGAGTTTGAGGAAAAGTTTGTAATATACAAAACCGTTAATAATGGGTATCATATTTTATACAGATGTTCAAAAATTGAAGGTAATAAAAAGCTTGCTAAATTAGAAGGTCACGAACAAGCTATAATTGAAACAAGAGGCTTGGGTGGATATGTGTTTATTTACGATAAAAAAGTAAGCGAGAAGGATTATTTACAAATACAAGAAATAAGCGAGCTTGAAAGGGATATTTTAATAAGCGTATGTAAAACATACAATTTTGAAGAAACAAAAAGCAAGCGGTCTGAAGAGTTTAAAACCGAACCAAAGGAGTATAGAGAAAGTAAATTAACACCTTGGGAGGATTACAACAATAAAACGTCTATATTTGACCTTATAAGCGACGATTTTAAAATTGTTAGACAATTGTCCGATAAGTTTATTATCAAGCGAAATAACGCCAATTCCATGCATTCTGGGTACATTTACAAAGATAGTGGTTGTATGTATTTATTTAGCACTGGCACAATTTACCCAAATGAAGAGTTAATAACACCTTTTAAAGCATTTACTATCAAATATTACAACTCTAATTTTAGTAAGGCAGCTAG